CATTCTTCCAGTAATTGTACCGTTAGAAATTACCGAGCCATGTACTCTATCTCGCCTCAAAAAAGACAGCCAAGATTTCACTTGAGCTATACGCTTTTGTAACATTAAATACCGAGCGATGATTACTGCTTCTGGAATATCCTTCACTCTTGATAACACTGTTTCATCAATCTTAGGTTGACCAGTCGGTGTGAAATGTTCAGGTCTCCAGCCGAACTCCTGTAGATACTCTCCTATCTGTTGACGAGAACCTAAATTAAAAGGTTCTTCAGTAATTCTAACTACGTCACTAGCTCCTCTGGATAAAAGAGTATACTCTTCTGCTGTCAACCTAGCGTTGTTTCCCTCTTGGTCAACACCTAATTTACTTAAGATACCTTGTTTTGTATGCTGAGCTTTCAGCCGCCTCTCGATTACTTTAGGTTTAAAAGTTCTATGTACCTCTCCCTCTGCCTTCACTAATTCAATTTTAAAATGGGCGAGTAACTTCTGCACCGCTTTTCGATTGAGAGCAAATCCAAAATCTTTTTGCTTAGTAGTTATCTTGTAAGTTTCTGTTTCAAGATTAACGCTTTCGGAAGTAAAACCTTTACTTTCAGTTTTCAAAGCTTGATAAACTTTGTAGTTCACAAAGACATCTTGAGCGCAATACTTCATCATGTCATCGGAATATCTACTGTAATCGTTGAACTCTATCTTTGGAAACTGTAGTGTATTTCCCCAAGCTTTCAGACCATGTGATGCTCGAATAGGATTAAATAATCTGGAGAGTACCAGGGTATCGATAATCTTTTTACTCATCAGGTCAACACCATAAAGCCTTTGAATAGCGGGTATATCGAATCCAATTATGTTATGACCAATAAGTTTATCAGAACTTTCGAGAAGCTCGATGCCCTCCTCTATTTTACTTGGTGGAAAATTTAATTGTACCTCTGCTTCAACGTTTAATACAGACATACAATATATTTTAGTAGGTTGTAAGCTATCTGTTTCAATATCAAAGACTAAAGATTTCACAGCAGCACCTCTTCATCGTCATCAGTTATAAAAGTTTCGCTTAGCCTCCCTGTACTTTTATCATAAACTAAATGTGTCGCCATTCCTACGTCACCAGTGTACCTAGATTTCAATACTCTAATGTGTGTTGTGTTCGCCTCCTTTGGGTCATCAGATTGTTGGTCACGTTCTAATGCTATCACACAATCGGATAGTTGTGCAATACTTTGTGAACCTCGAAGATGTGAAAGACTTACAGAGATACCGTTCTCGTGACCTCTGTTGCCCTCTACTCGACGCAAGTGACTTACAAGGATTAATCCTACACCTGTCTCTTCGACAATGCTACGAAGCTTTGTCATGATGTTATCAATAGCTCTGCGCTCGTCACCGTCCACCATTGCGCTAACAAGCATATGAAGATGGTCTACGACTACCCACTTACACTCGCATCCTATGATAAGAAATCTAAGCTTACTAAATATCTCTTCGATGTCAGTAATTCCAAAGTGACTGTGAATCCAAACACGGTCTTTATTTTTACCGCTGTAGATGCTATCAAAGATATTGTTTAATTGTTCTTCGTTAAAACTCTCTCGAACTTGGTCGATATACAGTCGAGCGTTAGCTTCGATAGATAGAATTCCGTCAACAGTACGTCGCCAATCTTCTTCAAGTGCAATGATACCTACGTTATCTTGAGTGTGAGTAATTAACCAGTGCTCAATCTCTCGCGTTACACTGGACTTACCAAGCCCTGTACCACCAGTAAGTGTTACAAGCTCACCTCTTCGTAGGCCATAGAGTTTATTATTAAGACCATCCCAGGGATATGGCACACTCTCTCGTTGCTCACGATTATTAAAATTATCTTTTTGTTCTGAGATATTTAGAACGCCGGAAGGTGTGTATAGCTTCGCACTCCACCAAGCATCTATATAAGATTGCTTGCGACCTGCTTTGAGCATTTCATTAGGGTCTTTAAAATCGTCAGGTAGAGTAAGAATCTTTGCTTTACCAGGAGTCAATAACCTAGCAACCTTTTTCGCTGCCTCGCGACCAGTCTTGTCACTATCAAAATTAATAACAATATTGTCGTAGCCTTCGAGAAACTCTATGGAATGTTTAACATCCCGAGCGGCCCCTGCGGCTCCACTTTTGATACTCACCACGGGCCACTTTGAACCTAGTAATTCATAAGCGGCCATCGCGTCGCACTCACCCTCGACAAGAGTTATGTATTTACCCGAGTCTTTGAATATAGATTGACCAAAAAGACCGGTGCCTTGAGAGCTTCCTCTCCAAGAGAAATGCTTACCAACTTCTCTTACCTTATAACTCGTAACCTCGGCGGCTATCGAGTAAGGATAGAAGTGTTTAATTATTTCTCCCTCTATATTCTTAACTGCCTTTACGTTAAATTTCTTCGCTGTTGCTAGGCTAATACCACGGTCAGTCAGCTCTTCGAAGCTGCCTTCAATTTCATTAATTGAATTTGTTTGCTTCACTTTAAATTCTTCTACACTGTTGTTGATTGGTTTGAATTCAGTTAGATTTGTGTATTCGCTAACTCTTGTATCGCAAGAAAAACAATAAGCACTTCCATCTTCGTTGATACTCGCCGCATCACTCGAACCGCAGAGAGGGCATGGCTGATGATATTTAACAAAGGCCACTTTAATTTCTCCTTGTAAAAAGAAAAGCAGTTTATAGACTTGCTTAGGTCATTAAGATTAACTCTCTTCTGTGAGTTCCTCACTATCAACAGAATCACTTAGCATATCATTCGTGAACTGCTCTTTAATTTTACTATTCAAAGTAATGTTTGCAGCTTGAAGAATATCTATGCGTTTTTTCAGTGTGTTAATTTCCTGATTTGTTTCTATCAAATATCGAAAGAAAGTTTTACCTTCGTCAGTAAACTTAGACACATCATATCGAGAGCCTTCGTTTTCAAAAATTAACTTTTTTTCTTGTTCACTCACAGCTCGTTCACCTCCTCTTCATCAAATTCAATAACATCAAACGCATCAATAGGGTTTGGTTCGTACGATACTAGTTTTACTACCTGCACAGCCATAAGTTCCAAGCCTTTGAATTCCTGACCATTACGGTTCATTTCCCAAGGTCGCGCTGACACCCTAACTTTAGAACCATTCCCTACCAAACAATTCAGAGTCTCCTTTTGGGCGTCCACCAATCGAGGGGCCTCACGAATCGTTCCACCAGGACCATTCACTTTACGATTAATCGTAATAGTAGGGCCTTGCTCTCTATCCTTAATTGTATACCCTTCATCCCGAAGTTCTTGAGCCTTGTCGTCAGACAGCACCACGTCGATGCAGTATTTTGGTTCAAACCGAGTATTCGGTTGAGTGATTGAAGCCCAATTTGCAATACCTTCTAGAACCATAGTGTTTCTCCTTGTGGTTGATGTAACCCCGACAGCATAGCACAGTCGAGTCTGTGTGTCAAGCTAGATTTCGGCTAAATAATTTATAAAGCTTGGTAATTGATTGAAAACAAATTCTTCAGTTAACTGAGTGTTATCTTTTCGATTCATTAAAACAAACCCTATAAATTTTTCTTTGACTATCTCGTTAGGGCAGGGGCATCCTATATGAAGTGCAAACATCTTTGCCCAATAATCATCAAGAAGTAACCGTTCTTTTTCCTTTGTCATGCTGGTCTCCGCTTCGTTTTAATACTAAAAATATTGCTTTCATTATACTTTAGTAGCTTCTCAAACTCTGAATCAAATAAATCATCCACAAAGTTATCAGCTTCTACATTGAGTTCATCATTCTTTTGAAATACCTTGTCGATAATCACATCATTTTTTAAATTTTGATATTCATCATTCATTGCATTGTCACCTTCATAAATTCGGGGGTTGGTCGATTGGTCCATCTTGCAAAGTCTTTCTTGTATTGTACATAATAATTACGATAACCGTCAACAGGATTCTCTGCCTTTACATCATTCGGCATGCACTGAGGAACTACTGTTTCATCGTTCGCAAACGATAGATTAGTTGGTAAGATTTCTAAGTATCGAGCTAGTTTTATATACGTTGCATGGTCTTTATTATATCTGTAAGTATACTCCTGACATAAATTATTCCACAAAAGTTGAAGCCAATTATAATTCCAAGGCGACTCTCGAACCCACACAGCACTCGGGTGATTAACAAAGCAAGCCTTATACAGATTAGAATCAAAGTCAGCATCAGGATGCTTCCATCTTTTAATTTTGCGACCACTTGAATTATCTATATACATTCCACCGTCGAGTACACGGTGCGCTGTGCTAAGTAACTGCGCATACTCTACAACCATCTTTACTACATGCTTGTCACAATGCAATTTAGCACTTTGACTTGCACTTGAATCTAAATAAAATATATTCACTTGGACTCCACTATGTATTGTGTAACGCAATGAGTCCACTGCGTCCAGGATGATGCCAGATTAGTTGCATATGTATCAATAAAATGCTTGGGGTACAAATCAACTACCATTAAATTAAGCATATCAAGAACACGCTCGTGGACCTCTTCGACTCCGCAAGCTTGCAGTGCCTGAACTACAATTGGAAGTGTTGTAACAACCATAAAATCAGTAACATCTATCACTTACTTACTCCTTTTTAATCCTATAAAAAGTTGGTTTAGTCTACCAACTTGGACGTTGTTTGTCAAGCCTCCGATATTCCAGTGTAGTATATCCTCAGTCTTTAATCCTTGTGAACCGCGATAATTCTTACCGTTTTTCCAGTTATAAATTGTAGCTATTACTCCATCATTCCAGCGTATATGCCACGCAGCATCCGATTTAGAATCATCAAAATCATTTGTTGGTTCACCTAATTTTTTAACGAGGTCTGCGTAACTTACTCTTAAATATCCTTGAAGGCTAGTCCCCGTCGGGTCGATATTATTTGTAGTAAAATCATTAATATTTATTTCCATTTTAAACATCTCCTAAAACAACTATATAGTTTCAGCACTTTTATTTTCATATTCACTTGAAGTATAAGCAGACGTACTCTCCATTTGGTGTGCAACTTTACCATACCGTAAGTTCTAAATTAAAAAACAAAAAGGCAACTCGAATGTCCTTATTAATCCTATCAAAATGTAATCGGGGAGTGCTAGAAAAATATACGTCAACACAATTTGTATTCCATTCAAAAATAAATCCGAGTCCTTCACCGTAGCGTTCTTGAGATGTTTGTATTCGCATTTTATTTCCTTTCTCTTTGTATGTTAAATGTTATTAATGCAGAGCAGTTTAAAGACTTGCTCAGGTCATGATTAACTAAGCTGCGAGCAAATAGTTATTCATAACTTCACTTGCCTTGTCAGTTCGACGTTGCATCAAAGCAATTTTATTCTTACTACAAGATGGTGCATGAGTAGACCAGTCCGTAATTGTATTATAAACTGACCACAAGTTAGTACCCATCTCCGGTGCGTAGTGATACTGATACTTGTCCATCAAATACTTCATAGTTTTATTACTTATATCACCCTCCCAACTTAGCCAATCAATGTCTCGAACATCATCCTTGTAGTTTGCTATGTTCGCAAACATTTCTAGAACTGAATGTCCTGGTGCATCAGTATGATAAAGCTCATGCCACAAATCTATTTCATTTTCAATTACGTTTGCTGCTTTGCCCAACACTGAAACACCCAAGTCTATATCAAGTTTATTTGTATGTCTTGCCTTATAAATGGAGGCAGGGTTTCGTATAAATATCTGAGAATTCAGACAGGCTGACTGATGAAAGCCCAAGGATAAAATAAAACTCCATACTCCATTAAAGCTCGACAGTGCCATTACTTTAATGTGGCCCGTGTCGCCGTCAGGTGTTAGATATTTCTTTTCTGGTAGATTGTATTCGACCAGACACATTCCACCATTAGGAGATACAGATATTCTTTCTTGAACACCTGTCGCATCGAGGTTACAGCGCTCAAGCATATCTCTAGTTTTATCAATCATCGTAGGATACTGAATAGGATTGTAACGTAGACCATGAATTGCGATAGGCTCTCCGGTATCCTCACGATAGTAAACTTCCTTAGAATTATAAGTTCTGAGTGAATCTCCGACGCCACTAGTGAATTGAGAATCATCCTGATACATTACCTTTGCTTTCTTCACAGTAAAATCTGCTTGCCCGTATCCATTTTCACGTAGTTCTTGAACTGCTTCAAAGTTGTTGTTCAATACATGTAACATTTGTATCTCCTTTTTAGTTAAAGAACCGCCTCGTTGATGACGACGATTGCAAACAGCCTAACACAGACCGAAACCACTTGTCAACCCTTGACAACCATTTAGAAATATGCTATAGTTTTTCTCTAAAACCCTTTAGAGTTCTTTATAAACAAAAACAACAAGAACCTTAAAGAA